CTGTTTCATTTTCTTTTACTACCTTCCCGCCAACAACTTCATTCATTATTGTTTGCATCTTTTTCGCTGTTAACAATGCCTTTTACCTCATTCAAGGTTATTCTAGTATATATACAGTTTTTTTTAAAGCTATGCCTAAAGGAATTGGTTACGGTTCAGCAATGAAACCAAAAAAGAAAAAGAAAAAGAAAGGAGGTAAAAAATAATGGCAAAAGGATTATTTGAAAAACTGAACGATATGAAAAGTTCAGCGGCAAAGCCAAAGGAAAAAAAGTCTAAACCTAAAACAGACAAAGAGTAATGGCACCTAGACGCTTCCGCAAAGTTGCCAAGGATAAAAAAACAGGCGTCCCGAAGAAGTATCTCTCAGGGGCAAAAAATAAAGCTGCAAAAGCGGCAGAAATTAAAAGAACTTCTGAAGCATACAAACGCGGCGAAACTATCGACATCAAAGCTGTTCAAAAATCAAGGGTAAAACAAGATGGCACCAAAAGCAAAACCACTAAGCGAAAGCGTAAAAAAAAGTCTTAAGAAAAAAGCAGAAGGAACCCGCTTTACTTACGGTCAATTAGCTAAAGTTTATAGACGCGGGCAAGGTGCATATCTTTCTGGCGGATCTCGAAACGTCCCGATGGCGGCTTGGGCGATGGGTCGCGTTAACAGTTTCGTATCAGGTAAAGGCGGCGCAAGAAAAGCTGATGCTGATATATTAAGAAAAAAATGAAATTAACAACACGACAAAAAAACACTTTAAAAAGGCATCAGGAAACACACGGCCACACTAAAGCGCATATGGATTTTATGAAGCGTAAAATGCGCGAAGGCATGAGCTTCACAAATGCCCACAGAGCCGCGATGAGGAAAACAGGCAAATGACCATCAAGAAGGGCGGCCATACGTTTGAGCGAGTCGACAAGCCTATTAGAACGCCGAATCATTCAAGCGGTAAATCTCACGCTGTTGTTATAAAAAAAGGTGACGGCTACAGATTAATTCGTTTCGGGATGCAAGGTGCAAAAACAAAGCCGCCGAGAAAAGGAGAATCAGACGCCGACAAAGCAAAAAGAAAAAGTTTTAAAGCTAGACACGCAAAAAATATTGCAAAAGGTAAGACAAGCGCGGCCTTCTGGAGTGACAAAATTAAATGGAGTTGATAGTATAGAGAAAATTTAACCCTGCGGGTTTATGTCAGAAGAACAAAATCAGGAGCTTGCGGCACCTGAACAAACAAACGCAAGAGAACAAGAACTTCTAAACAGAATCGAAGCGCTTGATCGGAAAAATAAAGAAATACTCGAAGAAAAGAAAAAATATCAAAAGGTCGATAAAACGATTCAATCGTTACCAGAAGGAACAGATGTTCAAGCCTTGATTGATTTTAAAAACAAAGCGGAGCAAGCGGAACTTGAAAGACAAGGAAACTACAAAGAAGCAATCCAAAAAAGCGAAGAACAGTTTCGAGAAAGAAGCGCCGCTAAAGATAAAGAAATCGAAGAACTCAAGTCAAGAATTAGAGAGTTGGAACTTGTTTCGCCCGCCATACAAGCCTTGGCGGAAGTAACACATAACCCGAAACTTGTTTTTGATAACTTCTTAAAAGGCCGCACAGAACTAAAGGATGGACAGCCTGTTGTTATTGATGGTTATGAACGACACAATGTTACAGAATGGGCAAAAACTTCTTTATCAAAAGATCATTCTTATTTGTTAAAAAATCAACCCGCACAGGGAACAGGCGCACCGATCTCAAGAACTGGCGGAACTCAAATGAATACAGGCGAGTTTGACCCTGATATGATGAAAAGATTAGCGAATGGTGAACATACTGTAGAACATGAAATTTTTAAGAAATATGGCAAAGATGGATGGTTAAAGGCAAAAGAGATCGCAAAGAATTACAAATAACAGAATTAGGGTTAATATATAAATAACAAATCAAAGCTGCGCCGAGATTGTTTAGGGCTGCGCCCATACCGTTTACAAATTATCTAGGAGTTTATCTATGGCGGTCTTACGCTCAGATATAATAATTCCTGAAATTTTTACGCCATACGTTATTGAACAGACAACTCAACGTGATGCCTTTTTGGCGAGCGGTGTGGTTCAGCCTATGGCGGAGCTTAATGCTACTGAGGGAGGGGATTTTGTTAATGTACCTTTCTTCTCAGCAAACCTTTCAGGCGATTTTGAAGTTTTATCCGATTCTTCATCTTTAACACCCGGCAAAATTACAGCCGACAAACAAATTGGGGTCGTGCTACATCGCGGGAGAGCCTTTGAATCTAGGGATTTAGCTGCTTTGGCTGCTGGTTCTGATCCAATGGCGGCAATCGGTCAGAAGATCGGTGCTTATATTGCAAACCAAAGACAAAAAGATTTATTTTCTTGTCTTTCAGGTGTATTTGGTTCAATCAATGCAAACGATAGCAACTCAGCTTTCTTTGGCTTAACTCTTGATTCTGAATCAGGCGACACCCCAACAGCTTTATCACCTCGTCATATTGCTAATGCAAGAGCATTACTTGGCGATCAAGGCGATAAGTTGACAGCTTTAGCAATGCACTCAAAAGTGTATTACGACCTAGTTGAAAGAAATGCGATTGATCGTATTTATGACAACAATGGTGATGCTGATTCTTCTGCAACATCAGGTACAACAGCAAACGCTTTCGGTAGCCCAACTGTTCCTACATTTATGGGATTAAGAGTTATCGTTTCTGACGATGTTCCTACAACTGGTTCAGGTGCGTCAACTGAATATTCAACATATGCGTTTACTGCCGGATCCGTAGCATCGGGCGAACAGGCTGGTATCACTACTGAAACAGATAGAGATATTCTTGCCAAGTCAGATGCAATGTCAATTGATTTGCATTACACATATCATCCTGTCGGTTCTAAGTGGGCTGTTACTACAACAAACCCAACAAGAGCGCAGCTTGAAACCGTAGCCAACTGGTCGAAGGTGTACGAAACAAAGAACTTAGGAATCGTAAGGATTACCAACGTATCGAACCAAGATTAGAGGTAATTTATTATGCCATCACAATTTGAAGCGGTTGCGGGTTCTGCACTTGGTTATTCTGACGATGACACAGGTTCAGTTACACAGGCAACAAGCAAAGCTACTGGAGTTACTTTAAATAAGCCTTCAGGTGTTATTACAATGGATGACGCGGCTCTTGCTGCGGCTGCCGAAGTATCTTTTGCTGTTACAAACTCAACTTGTACAGCAAGCGATAATATCATTGTCAATCACGCAAGCGGCGGTACAGCAGGCTCATACCTTGCTCAAGCAAATACAATCGCTGCGGGTTCTTTTGCAATCACAGTTACAAATGTATCTGCGGGTTCTTTAGGTGAAGCCATTGTTCTTAATTACAAAATAATTAAGGGTTAAATGGGATTGTTTGCTTTTAAGCGAATGAGGAAACAAGAAGCTGCCGTTGCGGTGGCTTCTATTCCTACTAAAACAAAAAAACGTAAATCAAAATCTAAGGTCGAAAATGGCGATAAGCATAACAGCAACAGCGGGCAGCGCGTCAGCAAATAGTTACATCACACTTACAGAAGCAAATGCAATTGTAGATGGGCTTGTTGTTGATGATGACATAGCGGCGTGGATTGCTGGTTCAACAAGTGATGATTATAGAAATAGAGCTTTATTTACCGCGGCAGTTAGAATCGACCGCGAAAGATTTTTAGGGGCAAGGGCAACAGATACACAGGCTTTACAATGGCCGCGAACAGGAGTCAGAAAACCAGATACATATGTAAATACCTATGCTGTCGGATTTCCTTTTCGTATAACAACAGATTATTTTACAGATACAGAAATTCCAGATCAAGTAAAAAAAGCGCAAGCAATATTGGCTGTTTATTTGAATAATAATCGGGATGGATTAGGATTAAGTGGACTTGAAGATTTCTCAAATGTACAAGTCGGATCTGTGAACGTAACGCCAAACTTTTTCGGATCAACTGGCGCTGATCGCGTTCCGCCATTATTTGAACGCTATTTCACAGGCTTGCGAATTAGTGGGCCGGGTAACATTTCTATTAAAAGGAGTTAATCAATGTACAACGCAGATCCAGATTACACACTTGGCGGAGAGCTAATCACAGACACAGCCGCACACACAGGCAGATTTAAAAGTATTTTTTTCAAAGAAGATACACAGATCAACACGGCTACGCATAATTATTCAGGAAATTCAATTGATTCTGAAACTTTTTTAGCGGGTCAAACAATTTATGGTGTATTCACTAGCATTACATTATCAAGTGGCGCTTGTATCGCTTATAAAATCTGATGGGAATATCTTCAGCACTTAAAAAGGTTTTAACTAATAAAAAACTTTCTGCTGATATTACTTTTAGAAGTATTTCTGCGGGTTCTTATAATACTACGACAGGTGTTATTGCAGAAACAAACACAGATACATCTATCAGGGGTGTTTTAGAAGATATTAATTTGCGGGAAGTTAATGAATTAGTCGAAGCAAATGATAAAAAAATTCAAATTGCTGCGGCGAGTTTATCTTCTACACCGACAACCAAAGATAAAATTATTGTTGATTCTGTAACTTATTCGATAATAAGAATCGAAACAAATCAATTAGCTAATGAAAAACTTACTTTTGTTTGTTATTTAAGAACATGAGAAGAATACGCATTGATCAGATTGGGGAATATTCTGAAGAACAAATCAATACTTTATTGTCGGTTACTGTTTTAACAGGAGATCGTATTGTTAAAGAAGGATCGCCTGTTGATTCAGGAAGGCTTGCGGTTTCTTGGCAGATAGGAGAAAACGCAGAAGGCGGCGCACCCGCCCCAGAAGGTCAATATGGATCTTCTGGAAAAGGAACTGTTGTCAAACCCCCGAAAACTTTAAATTATCAATTAGGGAAAGAAAATTTTAAGAAAAAATATCATATACATAATAATGTTCCATACGCGGAACCTGTTATGTTTGGAACAAGTTTGCCGCCGTCTTGGGGTGGTACT